ATTATATATTATGAGGCAAAGCGGATTATCCTCGATTTCGTGGCGGACTTCGTAGAACTTTACCGCCGCGCGGAGGACTGAAAATGCAGGACAGAAAAAGAGAAACCGCCGACGCTTTGCAGAACGTCGGCGGGGACTCGTCCCGGAAAAGACGAGCGATTACTCATACCTTTATTATTATAGCACTCTCCGGGACGGTATGCAAGGGCAAAAAATCGAGCGCAAAGCGCGTTTTTACGGGCTCGTATGGAATATTAACAAACCGACCATAGACGAGCTCTCGTCGGAGGGTATCACATGAGAACAGTTTACCGAGAGAAACGCTATTATTGCGGTGAGTATCTCGACGTATATATCTACCCGACCTATACACAGGCTCGGAGCAGAGGCAAGCGGAGCAAGCCGACCTCCGCCGCTCAAGCGAAACTCAATCAGCGGCACAGAGAGGAGAAGCTCGTCCGCCTCCTCCATGCGAACTTTACGCCGGACGACCTCGAAATCCATTTGACCTATCAGCACCAGCCGGAAAGCCCCGAGGAGGCGCAACGCCTTTTACGGAATTATATCCGCCGGGTGCAGAGAGCGCGGAAAAAGCAAGGGCTCCCGCCGCTCAAGTACATAGCCGTTACGGAAAAGGGCTCCAAGAATGGGCGCTATCATCATCACGTCACGCTATCCGGCGGAATGGATAGAGACGACCTCGAAAACCTTTGGGGGCTCGGCTATGCGAACTCCCGCCGCTTGCAGTTCACAGAGAGCGGCCTCGCCGGGCTCGGTCATTACATCGTCAAGAGCCCGCTTTACACTCGGGCGTGGAACGCCTCGAAAAATCTTATCGACCCGGAGCCGAAAACACGGGACGGGCGTATCTCCGGCAAGCGCGCCGAGGAGCTCGCCCGCGACACGACCAACAACGCCGAGTATGAAAAGCTCTATCCGGGCTATTTCCTCGCGGATGCTGGCGCATGGCACAACGACGTAAACGGAGGGAAATATATCGTCGCCCGCTTTTACCGGCGGGACGGTGTATTTATAAAACCGAAACGGAGGAAACGAAAATGACAGTAAACGAATTTGCGAAAGAAGTCCACGAAAACGCGGTCGCGCATGGATGGTGGGAGACGGCTCGGAGCTTTCCCGAGGTCGCCGCGCTCATTCATTCGGAAGTGTCGGAGGCGCTCGAGGAGTGGCGCGACGGCAATCCGGCTATTTACGGGTGCTGTGGTATCCCGGGCGCGGTGTGCGAGTTCGAGGGCGCTTGCGACAAGGACGAGAAAACCGGCACTTGCAAGCCGGAGGGAGTCGCCGTCGAGCTTTGCGACGCGATTATCCGCATCCTCGATTACCTCGCCTATATGGGCGTGGACGTTGAGGCCGTGCTCATGGCAAAACATGAGTACAACAAGGGACGCGAATACCGCCACGGAGGGAAACGCGCCTAAACCACGATAACGCACGAGGAGGGCGAGCTAATGATTAACTATTTCGAGGCGGCGGAGAAAACTCTCCGCGCTCGCGGCTTGCTCGAGACGGCTTTAGGCAATCTCGAGCGGAAAAAGGAGCGCATTTTACGATACGGCGCGCCGTCGGAGTATCCGTCGGCGGATATGTCCAAGCCGTACACGGGTGCGAAATCTGTAAACGACGCGCTCGCGGACTGCCTCGAGCTCGCCGAGGTTATGCGGGAAATTCAAGTTACCCGGGATAAGGTCGAGGAAATCGACGACGTGCTCGCGCAGATGGACGAGGACGACGCGCGTATCCTCCGGCTTTGGTACATTGAGCGCAAGAGCAAGGATGAAATCACGGAGGCCGTATGCTATTCGTCCACGTCGAGCCTCTACGACCTCCGTAACAAGGCGCTCGTGCGCTTCGCTCTCCTCTACTTCGGCGCGGGAGCTATGCCGTCTATGTGAGGCGTTTTCTAACTTATTCTCATGTATCGAAAAAAATCCGTATAGAAACTTGTATTTTCCCCGTGCTATCATTGAGGCGTAAAGAGAGGTCGAGGGAAAACATCGCCGCCGTGCGCCCTACATGGTCGAGCCCTTGCGCTTATGCGTGAGGACGCTTGAGGCCGTGCGGGGCGTTCTCTTTACCCATTCGGAGGCGGAGAACATGAGAGAGTTTGCAAAAGCGTTTTACGAGTCTCCGGCATGGAGGCGGACGCGAGCGTATATTCTCAAGCGCGACGCGGGGCTATGCGTCCATTGTGGCGAGCCCGGCGTTATCGTGCATCACAAGATAGAGCTCACGCCGAGGAACATCGACGACCCGGCAATCGCGCTCGGCGAGGATAACCTCGAGACAGTTTGCCGGACGTGTCACGCATTGATACACGAGGGAACGCCGCCGCTTGCCGACGGCCTCGCTTTCGATGCAGACGGAAATATTATCACAGCGCCACATACCCCCCGGGGTGCGCCGAAATAGATACCCGGCAAGTAACCGCGCCTCAATCATCGGAAGAACCGACCCGGGCGCGCACATGAGGGGGGGGTAAAACCGGGGCGGAGGGAGGTTTACTCATTATATGGCGGCAAATAAAAAAAGCTACGACGAGCTTTCGATTTCTGAAAAAATCGAGGCGAAAAAGAAGAAAATTAAACGGCTTTTCCGAGAAATGCCTCCCGAAAAGCGGCAGTTTGCCGAGGGACTTATCAATCAATTTGCCGTGACCTCCGTCACATTGGAACGCCTCGCCGACGAAATCAACAACGGCGATTTGATAGAGGATTTCGTACAGGGGGCGCAAAAGCTCCGCCGGGAGTCTCCGGCTCTCCGTGCCTACAACACGACGATTAAATCCTTTTCCGCTCTCACAAACCAACTCGTCGCGTTGCTCCCGGAGAAAGAAAAGAAATCGGCGGGTGACGAGCTTATGAGCTTTATCACAAAGCCCGCCGCCCGGTCGGGCAAGTAGTGAACTACGTCCGGGAATATTGGGAGCGGATTTCCTCCGGCGAAATCGTCACGAGCCGACGGGTAAAAGCCGTGTACGGTCGCCTCGTGGCGGAAATGGACGCGGCGGACGAGAGCTCGCCGTATTACTTCGACGAGGCCGTCGGCGAAAGGCCGATTATCTTCGTCGAGCGGTTTTGCAAGCAGTCTCAAGGAACGCTCGGCGAGTCTCTGACGCTCGAGCTTTTCCAAAAAGCATTTATACAACTCCTTTTCGGGTGGCTCGAGAGGGCGACGGGATACCGGCGCTTTCGAGAGACACTCTTTCTTGTAGGGCGAAAGAACGGCAAGAGTACGCTCCTCGCGGCTCTCGCGCTCTATATGCTCGTCGCAGACTACGAGGGCGCGGCGGAGATTTACTCCGTAGCGACCAAGAAAGACCAAGCGAAAAAGACGCTCACAGAGGCCGTGAACATGGTGAAGCAGAGCCCCGAGCTCTCCGCCATTCTCAAGAAGCGGCGCAACGACATTTACTTTCCGGCGACGGCCTCCAAGTTTGAGGCGCTGGCTTCGGACTCGAACACCCTCGACGGCCTAAACTCTCACGCCGTCATTATCGACGAGCTCCACGCTATCCGCGACCGCAATCTCTACGAGGTTATGAAGCAATCGACCTCGAGCCGCCGACAGCCGCTTGTGATTATGATTACCACGTCCGGCACGGTGCGCGAGTCTGTTTTCGATAACCTTTACGGCTACGCTTGCGAGGTCGCCGACGGGCAGACTCCCGACGAGCGTTTCCTCCCCGTCCTCTACGAGCTCGACAAGCGCGAGGAGTGGACAGACCCGGCGGCATGGATAAAGGCAAATCCCGGCCTCGGGACGATAAAGCAATATACCACGCTCGCCGACTTCGTAGAGCGAGCAAAGAAAAATCCCGAGGACTTGCCCGGCGTTCTCTGCAAGGACTTTAACGTAAAGGCGACCGGCGCGGCATCGTGGCTCTCCTATGAGGACGCAGTAAACGAGGCCACATTCAAGCCCGAGGAGGTCTATAACACCTACGCTATCGGCGGGTGCGACCTCTCCGCGACGACAGACCTAACGTGCGCGACGCTGATTATCCGGCGCTCGTCCGACGATGAAATCGTGTACGTTTTTCAGCACTATTTCCTCCCTCAAAAGAAAATCGACCAGCTCGACGAGCACAACACGCAAGAAGCGCCCTATAAGATTTGGGCGGAGCGGGGGCTCGTCACGATATGCGAGGGTACTCGCGTCGATTATTCGGCGGTGACGGCGTGGTACTGCCAAATGCGGGACGAGCTCAAGATAGACGCTTTCAAAATCGGCTACGACCGCGCTCTCGCCGGTTATTGGGTGGACGAAATGAAAGCGAACGGCTTTGAAATGTGCGCCGTTGCACAGGGGCCTTTTACATGGTCGCAACCTATGAGGGAACTCGGCGCGGCGCTCGCCGATAAGAAAGTCAATTACAACAAAAATCCCGTTTTGCTTTGGTGCTTGACGAACACAGGCGTTAAAAAAAGCGGCGTGAACAACATTCAGCCCGTCAAGATTTCCGAAAAGCGCCGTATCGACGGCATGGTATCCCTCCTCAATGCGTGGGTTATCTATGTGCGGGATTACGAGGACTATATGTATTTAGTGGGGTGAAAAAATGGCAAAGAGAGGGCTCTTTCAATCTATTTTCGGGGGCAAGAGCGAGAAAAATAAAGATTTCCACGCATACAAGCTCTTGAGCTCGTGGGAGTCTACTTTCGTACCGTATTCCGGGAATATGTGGGATATTAACACGGTACGCTCCGCCGTGGACGCTTTCGCCCGCCGAGCCTCGACCGCACAGCCGCGCCACGTCCGGCAGTCGGCAGAGACGACGGTCGCGGTAAACGACTATATCGACCGCATTTTGCAGTTCCGGCCTAATCCGTACATGACGGCGGCGGACTTCTATTACAAGCTCGCCGCGCAGTACAAGGTATATAACAACGCGATAGCGTACCCGGTTTTCGATGAAACAGGCCGTTTGACAGCGGTCTACCCTATCAACGCACAGTATTTCGAGCTCCTCGAATACATGGGTACGCTCTATTGCCGGTTTACCTTTGCGACGGGTGCAACGTACATTTGCGAATATTCCCGAATTATCCACGTCCGGCGGCATTTCCTCGAGCACGATATTTTCGGCGACGGAAACAAGCCGCTCGATACCGCACTCAAGACAGCGAATACGCTCAATCAGAGTATGAGCAAGTTTGCCGAGCTCGTCGCGGTTATCCGGGGTATTTTGAAAGTCTCGAACGCCGTCAAGACGGAGGACTTAAACCGCCGCAGAGACGACTTTATCCGGGACAACCTCCGTATGGAGAACAACGGAGCGGGCGTTATCGTCACGGACGCGAAATACGACTATACGCCTATCACAGACAAGACGACTCCTATCCCGGCGACACAACTCGCATACGTCAAAGAGGAGATTTACGACTATCTCGGCGTGTCGAAAGAAATCGTCGAGAATACCGCGACTCCGCAACAGGAACAGGCTTTTTATAGCGGCGAAATCGCCCCGTTTTTCCGCCGTCTCTCGCAAGCGTTCTCGAATGTGCTCTTTACAGAGCGGGAGTTCGGGTACGGAAACCGTATCGTCTTTTCCGCGAACTCCGTCCAGTTTGCGACGCTCCCGGAAAAGGT